CTTAAAGAAGAAGAAATTGAAATCTTCTCCTATTGCCACATGACGTGTGAGAATTGTAAAATTTCTCGCAGTCACACCCTCAGTACCACTCTGCATAACAGAGAGACGATGAAAGTTGTTTATGACATTGGATTCAGGAGCATTGGTGACCTCCTGATAGAGATTTTCGCTGTAGTATGGCAAATCAAATGCCAGGACTGGAAACTGTGAGGGTGTGCTGGCCATGCCAGCATTACCCGAAACTTGTAGAGCTGCCAAAGCAGCAACTCCATTGGCAGCAGTCCCAACAGGTGCATCGATTTTTGTGACACTACCAGGTCCAGAGGTTGACGCAAACGGCAACCTGACGGCAGTAATGTTTTCCAACCTTGGACCCATACCATGTACTTTCCAACGAATAGATCCTCTATATCCAAGATAACATGGAGCGTAAACAGTAAGTATACCATTATTGGCATAATTGTAACTAACTCCATACTTCTGATACCCAGCAGCAGCAAGAGGTGCAGCCCCCCTATAAGGAGGGAAATTACTCAAAGTGCGTTGCCAAATATCATTCTGAAGGATTTTTGGAATAATAATGTTATCATGGACTACATACCGTTTGGCCATCTGCCTCAAGGATGTAACAGGGTCACCATGTTGAATGATAGCAGCAGGTGGGGAACGGGTTTTATTGAACGTATGCACGGTCTCAGAACACCCTGGTTTCCCGGGAGTTTCTGCATATTCATCCGCTCCCGCCTGTGGTTCAAACAAAGGCGGCGTTGGTGGTTGGAAATAAGTCAATGCACGGATATTGGAATCCGACGGATTGGCCACTTCAAAATCATCACCAGCGCAAATCGAAACCAAAACACTCACTGCTGCAACCTGTTGGGTGGGAGTAGTCAGAGGTGTATGAACATACAGGGAGAGATTACCATTATTGACCTCAATGTCCGGAGGTGCTGGAGATGGTGAAGGTCTATTTGCCCAAGCTTGGGGTAAAGCCATAGTGCGCATATAGTTCTTCTGACTAGCATATCCAACCTCAACAGTGAAATCTCTTCGCTCACCAATGTCGATCACAACTTGTTGTGCCACGTCATAGGAAGATCCAACTATAGGGTCCCACACAAGGCTTATACGACCCTTGTGAAAGGCCGTGGACACGATCTGAAAACGATACTTGATACTGCCACGCCACATCCCAAACGGTAAGGATGCGGCAGCTATAGCAGTCAAATGATGTTCGTCAAAGAACTTATCCATAGCCATGGGCTGAACTGGAATATCCACCAATCGGTCTCCCACTGCTTGAGCAGAAGTCCATGTGAAAGAGTAAAAGTATGACTCTATGTGGGTGAGATAGTCTAGTGCCATTTCATCAGTACCTGGCAATCCAATAGTGGATGGATCAATAGTGACTTCCTGTTTGGGATCCATGGAAAGACGGAAAAGAGTATCTGAACCTTCTGTAGCAGCCAAATCACCAAAGTAAATTGGAAACTGACGGATTGGTTCTGATATCAATGGTGGTCGTGAAAAGCCAAACATTTGTGCAACTCTGCCAACTGCACTAGCGAAAGTACTCGTTGCCAAAGCATACTTGGAAATTCCAGGAACAAAGGCTACTGACTTGGCTACTCGTGATAAAATGTTAGCTGGTCGCGAAAGAACACCAGTACCATATTCATCACCTGCTTGGGCTACAAATGGATCATGATCAGTGGGAGTGTCTAGCATGAGATCAGAAGCCCATGCATAAACAGTCAAGTTGACCTTAACATCCATCCCAGTCAGATTGGCATGTTGAAGTGGACTAATGACACGAAACACCATGTCACCCATCGGTTGTGAAATTTCCAGTATTTGGGAAGTACTGTAAAAGGGATTCACATGGTGAAAGGGCAATGTTAGTTCTCCACCTGTCGATGTTGTTGGATCAACCCATATATGGGGTCTCTGGGACTCACGTACTGCATCAGAAACAATGAGTGCACGACTAGGTATAAACCCAGCCAAATCACCATTTGGGTTGTAGGAGACCAACATGCGACCCATATAGAACCCATTACCATTGATCAACACTTTGATGTGCAACTTGTGACGTATTCTACCAAAGGTGCTCCATTTGTCCTTGGTCAAGTCCCAAAACTCGGCCCAAGGATCAAATGCAGCAAAAGATCCTATGGCATTTGCGTCCCACTCATATCGCTTGATCACCCTAGGGCGACTCATCCACTTGTTCAGATCTAGATCCGCGGTATCGGTTAAAAACGATGGATCATAGTTCTGAGTAGCGTCATAGTCAAACCCAGGGGTTTGGTCAGCAAACAGAATCGTTTGTTGGGGTGAAACTGCAGCATTGGCTGTGACTTGGCCAATGCCTGTGTCGGCGGAGCCATCCTGGCCCTCCGACTCCCCGGCTTGAACACTCCATAGAGCTGGTGCCGCCGGGAGACACTCATTTTCATATATATTATTACATTGGGTAGGTTTATTTTACACATATTAAGTCAACCTAAACTATAGATATGAATTGGGGGGGGGGTGGCCAGGCAGCCTCCGTTAAATAACGGTTTCTCACGAGGGAGACGCCTTCAGGGATGAAAGCCTTATATACATGGTTTCCAGTCATCCCTGCCTCTTTATGCACATTGTATCTAGAGGACAGATACAGAGGGATAAGTTTAAGTCATTCCAGGACTTTCTGTTGGGCGATATCTCTGCTTCCATCGCTCAACTGCAGAATCGAAGTCTAGTGATAGTTCGTTGCACCAGGTTACCAACCCGTGCTCTATCGCAACCTCCCTCATCTGCTCACGCCTCTTCTCATAGACGTCTCTTCCGTGCAAGAACCATTCTCGCAACGCACCATCGATGTTAGTGACAGCTTGTGTTTCAGGAGTCAGCTCACTCTTTCCGACACAGTGCAACGACTTGAAGATAGAATCCTCACTCAAGGCTCCAAGTTTTACACCGAGTTCGGGGTGATACACACTTTTCCGCTTAAGGAAATCACACTCTTCAGCACGCATGTAGGGACGAGAATCCGAAGTCTTGTCTGGCATAGTATAGACATAACCGTGCTCTCCCAAATATTTGGAAATGCTAGTATGGTTGAACTCAGGGATGCGGTCAGAGACAGATCCTTGATCATCATCACCATATGTCTGCATGGCGACCTCGTCACAGAATCTACGCTCATCATGTTGCTTCAAGTCCAAGATCGATCTGAAAGCACAGCGTTTCAACAAACTATTGTTAGTGCCATTGGTGTACACAGTCAAATTGTGTCCGGAAGGTGTGGAACCAACTAGTTTGACCATATCGCCATTCAAAGCGATCACTGGATAACACACTTCTGTTGCGAGCGACTCCATAATTGCCAGATCGTCCTTTGAGTAGGTACCAAAATCACGAGCAATATCGATGTAGAGGCGGAAGGAAGCAATATTCAGTTGTGAACTCATCCTCAGATCGTATTTGCTGAAATCTCCTGCCACAATGCGATCACTACCAAACTTGGAAATGTGTTTCATCATAGTGTCCCACTCATCCGACATAGGGTTGAGTCCAACGGCACATTCTGAAACTTGAGGGCACAAAGACAGGACCCGACAGATAGGCAAGAAATACTTGCGAAGACCCAACTGGAGAACAATATTGGCTGACTGAAATAGCCGCACTTTCTCCTTGTCTAGGGGGGTTGCTTCATCTTTCGGTACTGCTTTGAAAGGCTCATATGTGCGCTCTCCTCTTCTCCATTTTGCCTCATGTGAATAATATTCTTGCATAATGGAATTGTTGAACACTTTGGGGCAGGCTTGGTCAGGAGTTGGTTCCAACTCAACAATGTGTGGGCGTTTTGGTCCTCCAAGTGGAAAACCCATGGAAGTTGACAAATTCATGGATTCTATGAACCGCTTGTTGTCAATACCACTCACAACCTGAACATCTGACAAAGGAGTCAACTCACGACATAGATCTGGACTTACTTCAAGCACATCACCAATAGTTCGGTAATAGTCATTACAAGCATATTCCAAATCTATAGCAGGCACTGGAGATGCTGGTTTAGCCATATATTTCAATGACGCTGCCCAGAAAGTCTCTGCACCCACTTCTGTCTTGAACCGTGGTTGACCAAACTTGCATTCCACACCACACACTCGCTTAACCGTATCAGAAATGATAGTCTTGTGAATGTTCGACCTATATGTCGCTCCTCCAGTGATAGTACCCATATATCCAAAAGTGGATTCTTCATCAAGTGTCAGGATGGGACTCTTGGGATGCAGCTCCTCATTTGTCTTGAAGTTAATGCCGAACATACTTTGAGGTTCCACACCAGATTCAGCCAGCTTGACGTACAAGCGACTCTTAGACAACTCTGCCAACGCCTCGTCAAACAATGGTTTGGTTACAACACAGGCTATGGCCTCATGCGTACCACCTCGCCCTGCTGAATGGAAGCCAACAATGAAGTGATTGCCTCTCACATCCATTGCCACTATCGGAGCCATGCAATCACCAACATTAGTGGGTTTGACTGAAGTGTACTGGTACGCATCATACGGAATCACTTTATCCACTTTAGCAACAGTTGGGACTAGTCTGATCTTATCACTATCAACATTTCCATTTTTGTGTTTGCGCAAAACGACTGCGCATTCACCATAGAACATTGATGGTGGAAGATAATGAGACATATCCTTCACATCGCCCATATGTGGAGCCAACACCAGACACAAATCAGTCAAACCAAGTCGTTGCGGGTTTTCCAGTATCACTTCATAGGACGTACCAGGGACTGCACCATTTTTATATGCTCTAGCACGTATCCTCTCACCTTTAAAAATATGGTGACTGATCATGAGGATTCCAGACTGCACTTCAAA